TGACAGGAACATTAAAAGCTGGAGATTTTATTTCTTTTGCTTCACATACTAAAGTTTATATGTGTGTTGCAGATGTAACAGCAGATGGGTCAAACGAAGCTACAATAACAATAGAACCACCTCTTTCAATAGCATTAACAAATGATTCAGTAGTTACTTATGACAATGTTTCATTTACAGTTTATTTAACAAATGATATTCAAGATTTTGGAGCAACAGGAACTACTAATGATGGAAAACTTCTTTATACTTATGAAATGGATGTAGAAGAAGCTCTTTAATGAAATACAAAATAACCCATCTAGTTACTGCTGAGTTTGTTGCTGAAGTCATAGTTGATGAAAGTGAAATAAATACTCAAACAAATGATCTAAAGGAGTATAAAAAACCAGATGGCAAGTTTGAATTTACTATGATAAAAGGAACTGAGAAATTAGTAAGAACAACCTACGAGAAACATAATGACAAGGAATTTAACATCATCAATCAAGACAGCATTAGCGACGAATGATATTAGACCATTTCATTTACTTACAATAAACTTTAGTACTCCTGTAAATTTTACTGACTCTACTTATAGTTTAACTTCTTCAATATCTGGTAGTTCAGTTACTTATTCTCCATCTAGTTTTATTATTGGTATTTCAGATTTTAGTGAAGAAATAGACGTTACTAAATCAAGTGTTTCAGTATCTTTATCAGGTGCTAATCAAACTTTTATATCAACTGTTTTAAATGAAAATATAGCAAACAGATCAGTTACTATTCATAGAGGTTTATTAGATTCTAATAATGCAATTATTCCTGATCCTTTTTTGTTATATAAAGGAAACATAGAAAATTTTAACATTAATGAAACCAAAAATTCAAGTACTGTTACTTTATCAGTTGTTTCTCATTGGGCTGACTTTGAAAAAAAGAACGGTCGTAAAACAAACAATACTGCACAACAAAGATTCTTTAGTACAGATGTTGGTATGGATTTTAGTTCACAAACTGTTTTAGATATTAAGTGGGGTAGAGAATAATGTTTAAATGGTTAGATAAATTTTTAATTAAATTTTCAAAAAAAATACTTAACAGATATGCACCAACAGGAGAGTTTATTGCATACATTAACAAAGATGAAGAAAAAATATTAAAACAATTAGGTGGTTATGGAAAACCTATTAACAAAACAGGAATTAAATCATTTATATTTTGTTTTATTGCTGGAACAAAAGTTAAACTACCTGACGGTACTTCAAAAAACATAGAAGATATACAAGTAGGCGATAACGTATTATCTTGGAATAAAGAATTATCTGAAGCTAAAGTAGTTAAGTTAATGAAACCTATTCATAATGATATGGTTGAATTAAAATGGGAACATGGAATAACTACTAACACATTTGACCATCCTTTTTATGATTCTGAAAAAGAAACATGGGCATCTTACAATCCAAAATTAACTAAAGACAGATACGACTTTGAAAATGTAGAACAATTAAAAGTAGGTACAGTTGGCTTATATTTACAAGATGGTAAAATTATAAAGTCTAAATTGTTATCTATAACTGAAAAAATTAAAGATACACAAACTTACATATTTGAATTAGATAAAGATAATACTTTCTTTGCAAATGGTTATTTAACACATAACAAAGGTTGGAATCCTATTAGTTCAATTATAAGTTTTTTTACTAATCCTGTTGTCGCTTTAATTGCTACTGTTGCAATCGCTTGGTTGTTTAGACCTAAAGTACCTGACCTACCTGACTTTGGTGTCAATGAAGCAGATGATTTTGAAACAGGAGTTCTTTTAAACAAACAAAGTAATGATGCAAATATTCCTGTAATATACGGCGAAAGATTAGTAGGAGGCACAAGAGTATTTGTAGAAACTTCAGGAACTGACAATACCTATCTTTACGTTGCTTTAGTACTTTGTGAGGGAGAAATAAATTCAATAGAAGAAATAAGAGTGAATGAAGAAGTCGTAACTTTTGATGGAGCGTTATCTGATAATGTTCAAAGAAATGTAGATAGTTCAGATTCAACTTTTTATAAAGCTGATCCAAATGAAGATAATGGTTCTGCTGAAAGTACTATTATTGTTGAACCTCATTTTGGTACAGATGGTCAAAGTTCATCTAGTTTGTTATCTACTTTGTCAAATTGGGGAAGCAATCATAAATTATCAGGGATATGTTATTTAGCATTTAGGTTTAAATGGAATCAAGATGTATATTCAGGAATACCAAAAATACAGGTTAAAATTAAAGGTAAAAAAGTTGTAGCTTACAATTCTAGTCTTGTTGCACAAACGCCAGCTCATTCTTCAAACCCAGCTTGGTGTTTATTAGACTATTTAACAAACACTAGATATGGAAAAGGTTTAACTACTAATGAAATAAATTTACAAAGTTTTTATAATGCTTCACAAGTTTGCGTTACACAAGTAACTCCATATTCAGGTGGTAGTAATATAAATATTTTTGATACAAATGGAGTTATAGATACATCAAAAAAATTATTAGAAAATGTTAGAGAATTGTTAAAAGGATGTAGAGGTTATTTACCTTATACTGCTGGAAAATATAATTTGATTATAGAAACAATAGGAAGTGCAACAATAACTATAACTGAAGATGATATTATAGGTGGTTATTCATTACAAACACCAGCTAAGAATGAAAAATATAATAGAGTTATTGTATCTTATGTTAATCCTGATCGGAATTTTCAAGTTGATGAAGTACAGTTTCCACCAATAGATGATAGTGGATTACCAACAGCTGATAAACACGCAACAATGAAAACAGATGATGGTGGGTTTTTGTTAGAGGGTAGATTTGAATTTGGTAAAGTTATTACTAATACATATCAAGCAGAAGAAATGGCAGAAGTTATACTTAGACGAACAAGAGATTCTCTAAGACTTTCAATTAATGTTGCTTTTAGTGCATATGATTTAGCAATAGGAGATATTGTAAATGTTACTCATAGCTCAATTGGTTTCAGTTCCAAACCTTTCAGAGTGTTAGCAATTAAATTTAATCCTGATTACACTTTAGGTTTAGATTTAGTTGAACATCAAAATGCACATTACACATGGGCGACCAAGACTCAGGCAACTGCTGTTCCAACAACAAACTTACCTAATCCAAACAATATCCAACCACCAGCTTCTGTTTCACTTACAGATGAAATGATTGAATATGCAGATGGTATTGTAATCACTAGATTAAATATAAACATAGTTGCAAGTCCAGATAAATTTGTTCAGTATTATCAAGTTGAAGCAAAACAAAGTACAGAATCAAATTTTAAAATTATTTCTAATGGTACACAGTTAAGACATGAATTGTTAAATGTTATTGATGATGCCACTTATGATGTGAGGGTTAAAGCAATCAACTCTCTAGGGGTTTCAAGTACATATGCTTCTGCATCAAGAAAAATAATAGGTGCAACAGAAACTCCAGCAGATGTGGAAGACTTATCTGTAAGTTTAGTAGGTTCAAACCAAATGGAACTTTCTTGGACTCCTGTTGCAGATTTAGATATTTCTTGGTACGAGATTAGATACCAAGATGTTCTTGTAGGTGCAGTATGGAATGAAAGTACACCATTAACAAAAGTAGTAAGAAGAAAATCAAATACAGTAACTGTTAATGCACAAACAGGAACTTTTTTGATAAAAGCAGTAGATAAGTTAGGAAATTCAAGTGCTAATGAAACTATTGTAACTACTGTAATATCAGGTTTAAATAATTTTGTAACAACCCAATCGTTTAGTGAATAATTATGGCAAATTTTAATGGAACAAGAGATAGTAATGTAGCTTTATCAGTTGATAACCAAAACAGAAAAGTTTTAATATTAGATACAATAACTGATTTTGATGATGGAGTTGGTAATATAGAATCAGCAGAGGGTGTGTTTGATTTAGGTGGAACTGACTCTACTTCCAATCCAACAAACTTTAATGGTAATGTACAAGCAAATGGTTTTTATACATTTNATAATACTTTAAGTTTAGATGCAATTTATGATGTAACACTTGGTGCTAAACTAGGAATGAGTTCAGAAGATGAGTATGATTTATTTGATGATGGTAGAGGTGCTTCAAAATTTGAAGATGCTAAAGCTCCTTTTGATGGAAGTCCTGAAGTACAATGTGGTGCAGAAATACAAGTAGGGTTTTCTGATACAGGATTAGGTTCAATTTCTAATTATAGAAAGATAGCACAACAAACTACTTTAAAAGGTAGGTATTTTAAATTTAGAGCAAAGCTAACTTGTGATAACAGTAAAGTTAGATCAAAAGTACATGATTTAAAATTTACAGTTAATTTTGAAAAAAGAGTAGATACAGGAGAAGATTTAATTTCTTCAGCTAGTGGAAGTGTTATATCATTCAATAATTCTTTCTTTGCTACTCCTAGTTTATCAATAGCTGGTCAAAGTATGACAGTTGGAGATTTCTTTAGAATTACAAATAAGACAAAAAATGGATTTACAATTCAGTTCTTTAATAGTAGTAATGTAGGAATAAGTAGAACATTTGATTATCAGGCACAAGGATATGGCTTGAAATCGTAACCATTATAAAATATAAAGGAATCTATGGCACAAGTATCAGATTACGTTTTGGACAATCAAGGTTTCGCATCATTTCGTACGGAACTTAATAATATTTTAACAGCAGTAAATTCTTCTAACATAGGAAGTTCTGCACCTAGTTCAGCAGTAGCTGGAACTATATGGGTTGATAATGGAACATCAAATACTATAAAAATTAAAGTTAATGATGGAACAGATAACCTAGAATTATTTACAATTAACACATCAACAAATGCAATAACATTACCTAGTGGAGTTGCAGTAACAGGAACAATAACTGAAACCGACCCTAACGCATTACCACTTGCAATAGCTTTAGGATAAGATAAAAAGGATAATATTATGGCAAATACTTTCAAAGTTAAAACAAATGATGCAATGCCAAGTTCGGCTGGAACACCATTAACATTATATACAGTTCCATCTTCTACGACTTGCGTTGTAATTGGTTTAACTCTTTGTAATGTTCATTCAACATCAGTTACAGCTTCAGTAAAATTAGATTCAAATACATCAGATACAGAAACAAACCAAGAAACTTTTGTAATTAAAGATGTTTCAATACCAGCTGGAAGTTCATTAGAAGTTTTATCAGGTGGTAAATATGTTATGCAAACTACTGATATTATAAAAATTGATTGTTCAGTTGCATCTAAAATTGACGCAACATTAAGTATTTTAGAAATAACATAGGATTAAGATATGGCATTTATAGGTCGAGCAGTAGCACCAGCACCAATTTCTGCAAACGATGTTCCTGATTTACCAGCATCAAAAATTACATCAGGTACTTTTGCAGATTCAAGATTATCTTCTTCAAGTGTTACTCAACACGCACAATCAGTAGATTTACAGCCTGTCAAATCTGACATAACAGCTTTAGCATTAAGAGAAGCTACAAACGAAAGTTCAGCTTCTTTTAATTTACCAAACCAACACATTGATACTTTTGCAACAGATACTTTAGGAACTAAAACTAATGCTTTTATTGATACAGGGTTTTGTGCTACTGTTGGTACTTCGGCAGAATCAGGTGGAACTTTAACAGATAATGATGGTATTTCATCTTGGGGTTATCCGTCTGGTGCAATTTCAAAAACTACTGACAGTTGGAGTTTTGTAAATAACAGTTATAATCATACTGCTGAACAAAGAGGAACTTTCCTAAGTGGTAATTATTGGTGGTCATTTAAAGTAGATGATAGCACAATGCAAAGTTTTAGTGCAAATTTAGGTTCTACGACAGCTGGACAACAAGCATTTTCTTATGGTATTAGAGTTCATACAGGAAATATTAGCGATACAGGAAATGGTATTTACAATCTGAATGATGGAAATATATTTTATATTAACTTTGCAGAAGTTAGTAATTCAGAAAAAGTACATTTTATGGATCAACAAACAACACAAGCAACTTTAACTGATGTTGATTTAATTGGAACTTACATTACTTTTTTAAGATTAAGCTCTGGTTCATTAAAAGTTTATACAAGTGCTACACAAGGCGATTATGTGACTGGTAGATTGCTTCATACTTATAGTGGTTTTTCTAGTACTGGAGATAATAAAGTTGTATTTGGTAGAGCTCACAATAATGGTACATCTTTTGGTTCTGGTATAAAATTTGTAGATGATGTTAATTATAAATATGGAATTACAACTCTTTCAACTTTAGTTTCAAACGCAACTGGAAACTTTATATCCAATGCAATAACAGCTCCATCTTCAACATCTAAGATGGGAGCAATTATTACTTACCAAGACAATGCTGGAACTAACACATTAAATACAGATATTGTTTTACAATTATCAGCAGACAATGGCAGTAATTTCACTACAGCTACAATGACAGCTATGCCAGACTTTGCTACTGGAATTAAAATGGCTAAAGTAAATGACTTATCTGTGACAGCAGGAACACAATTAAAATATAAAATATCTTTAGCTAATCAATCTCTAGGTTCTAAAGAAGCTAGAATAAGAGGTGTTTCACTTCAATATTAATTTGTGCGTTTATCAATAGTTGCATTTTCTATAGCAACTATAAATGAAATTTGTTTTAGCTTATACAATTTGCTCAGCTATATCTGGAATGTGCAACACTCCAACAGTATCTCCTGTAGAATTTCAAAGCTGGACTGATTGTACTAAAGCAGGTGCAGTAGCAACAATACAAACAACAAATCTTCATATAGAAAAATTTAACAAAGAAAAATTATATGTTTCTTATTTTTGTAATGAACACCCAGGTAAAGGTGCATGAGAAAAAAAATAACCACTAAACAATATTCTGATGCAGTTACATCAGTAAGGTTATCTTCACACGAAAAAGTTTGTATGGAAAGAAT